AGGACGGTGTACATCAATGAACGAACCAACATGTACCTGAAAGAATATCTGGAAAGCAGAAAAGACAATGATCCGGCACTATTTGTCGGAAGTAAGAAACCGAATAGCCGGCTGACGAAAACAGGAATTGAGGATATCATCCGGCGGATCGGAGAGAAGGCGGGCGTAGAAAATGCGCATCCGCATCGATTCCGGAGGACGGCTCTGACAAATGCATTGAACCGCGGAATGCCTCTACAGGAGGCTATGATATTTGCAGGACACGCAAAGTCAGAGACAACCATGCGATATTGTACAGTGAATCAGGAAGGTGTACGGTATCATCACTTTAAATATTTAAGCGCATAAGTAAATAAACTTATTTATTTACACTCGGCATTGGTCGGGTGTTTTTGTTATGCGCTTTTATATATGTAACTTTATCAACCAGTCAAAGGAGGGATTCTGAACTAAGTAGCAATTTGACAAAAGCAAATTCCAAAATAACGACCACGAATACGAATCTTGCAAAAACTAACACTGTTTTAGAAAACAGAAAACCAATAATCGTTGATTCAACTGCGCAAGGAACAGTAAATTGGGATACTAATAATTTCTTGAAATCTGGTGTTACATATGCTTTTGTTGTTACGGTTTCCTCGAATCTTAACAGCGAAAACTATAAGCAAGAAATTTCTTGTGCATTAAACAGTGTAAATATGGGAAACAACGGAAACTATTACAAGCTAACATCTACCTTTATGGGGAAATGTTCCAAGGGCGACAAAATCCATATTACCTCATTCAAAAATGGAGGTTCATGGACGCTTTTTGCGACAAGAGCTATTTTTATACCAGTTAGCTAAAATAAGCCGTTGTTGCAATCATTACGAATGAGGCACTATCTGTACCGCTGATATATACTCCACCATTTTTTATGTATATACGCGCTTGTGTTCCAGCAGGTCCACCATTATGCATAGCTATCGGAATAAGACACTCGTATGTGTTATAACCATTTGGTGTCATTCCTGACGGGACATTTCCTAGATATTGATCGTTTGCAAATTTTCCATTATCTGAAAATCTTATCGATCCAGCAACAAATACCACATGACCTATTTTGCGAAATTTTAGCTTTTCTGAAAGATTATTTGCAGTCATATATTTCCAACCAGAATCGGCAGTTGCCGTTTTTAAATTGGTATTTGTAGTTGCTAATTCTGTGCTCAAAGCAGATATTTTTGCATTTGCATTTGTCAAATTGCTATTTAGTTCAGAATCCCTCTAAAAAGAAGAAAGGGGCAAACAGAAAAATGAAAATCACATTCAATGATGGTCAGGAACTGCAGATCCAGCAGGTCACTGAACAGACGGATGGCGCACTTCTGATCAAGACCATTTCAGCACACGAGGATCAGCTGAAGACTTTATTCTCTGATCAGACAACAACTAAGAGAATGTCTGTGAGCGAACGGGATGCAGATACCGTTGTGTATGAAAACTACACAAAGCTCGATGCAATCGTGAAGTACACGGCCGGCATTCTTGGTGTGTTAATGTACCGGGAAGGAGAGGATCCGGACAGCCGGATAGCAGCTCTGGAGGCACGACTTAAAGAAGCAGAAGAGAAAAATACGAACCTGCAGTCAAGAGTCGAAAAAGCGGAGGAGAAAAATGAAATGCTCGAAGGATGCATTTTGGAAATGTCTGAAACGGTATATCAGTAAAACGATAATTGTATTAACCATTTTATTTTTATTCATATTATTACAAATTTCAGGAGGAAAAGAAATGATGGCAATGTTATGGGCACAGCAGATTATGTTAGGAAAGAAAACTTATTCACAGGTACCGAGACTTTTAAAGGACAAGGTAAAAGAGGTCCTGATTGATTCCGGAGCAGAAGATCTGGTAACAGAAGACAAGCAGTAGAGGTGAAGCGTAGATGGCAGTAAAAACAGCTCAATATATATTTAATGGTCAGGCATACAATCTGACCTATAATTCGACCTCCGGGAAATGGGAAGCTACGGTTACAGCTCCAAGTAAGTCGAGCTATAATCAGCCGGATCATGTTCTTGGCGGAACAGTAAAGGCTACAGATGAGGCTGGCAATACTACCACGGTAGATCAGAGTCATGCTACTCTCGGCGCATCACTTAAACTCCGTGTAAAAGAAAAGACAGCACCGACTATCACGATCACGTCTCCGTCTGCAGGAGCTTATATCACAAATACAACTCCGACTATCGAATTCCAGGTAAAAGATACAGACTCCGGAGTAAATGCAGGAACAATCGCAGTAACAGTTGATGGTACAGCCGTATCGACGGTAACAAAGACTGCTATTGACGGTGGATATAAGTGCACGTGCACATCACCGACGTTAAAAGATGGATCACATACGATTTCGGTCAAGGCATCCGACAACGATGGTAATGCAGCTGCAGCTAAGACAGCAACATTTACAGTTGATACAGTGCCTCCGACACTGCAGATCATGGCTCCATCAAATGGCCTTATAACCAACAAGAAGACGGTAACGGTAAGTGGTAAAACAGATGACGTATCATCTAAGCCAGTTACAGTAACGGTAAATGGAGCAACTGTAACGGTCGGAACAGACGGAACATTTACTAAGGACGTGACTCTTGCTGAGGGTGCAAATACCATCACAATCGTAGCTAAAGACAAAGCCGGAAAGACTACTACAGTCACACGTAAGGTTACTGTCGATACGTCAGCTCCGGTGATTAAGTCAGTAACTCTTACTCCGAATCCAGTAGACTGCGGAAAGACATTCATTATTGCAGTCGAGATTACCGACTAGGCGGTGCGCCTATGGTAGTAAAGGTAAGCGGTAAGATAGATGGAAAAGAAGTAATATTCGAAAGAGCTGAAGGGGACCGGTGGAATGTCACGGTCCCTTATGATTTAGATGGAATGTATGTGGTGGAGCTGACGGCAGAAAATGATGCAGGCAATATCGCATACTGCACGAAGATGCTGTTGATTGTTGATCCGGCTACTCTATGCGTAAGACTTGTTCCACTTGATTATATGGTGGAAATTGTTCCGGAAGACTGTAAGGTTACAGTTATTCCGAAAGACTATGCTGTAGAGGCAGTTCCGGAGCAGTATCAAGTTATCGCAGAGCCAGATCCGCTCTTTGTGGAGGTAATTTATCCGATACATGGAAGGGGGTGTTGTTGTGAACAAAATTAGATTTATCCTGGGCGAAGACAAGCACGTTAAGCTATTGGTGCGAAGTCCTAACGATGAGCCATTTACGATTCTGACAGCATCTTATGAGCTGGCACGTTACACAGACATTGTGGTGCAAGGAGAGTGTGATATCAATGAGCATTATCTTGACTGCAAGATTGCTCCGGAAGAAAAAGGAACACATATATTGGAAGTGACTTATACGGTTGCGGATTCGATCAGGAAAGCAAGGATAGAAGTTGAGGTGGTTTAATGCTTAAAATACAGATGTGAAATTAAGCAAAAATACGGTTGCGACCGGGGAAAAATTTACGATTTCTGTACAGATCCAGGAAACGGTTGATTATCCGTATGACTATCCATACGATTATCCGATATCTTATACCGGAGCAGCAAAGCCGGTAAATTCATAAAGAAAGAATGAGGAATATGAAAGTGGAACAGGCAAACTATATCAAAGCAATTTTTACAGCAGTATTTGCTTTCCTGTCAGCGCTTCTTGGAGTGCTTGCAGTGCCGGTGATCCTGCTGGTGGTATGTAATCTGATTGATTATGCTACCGGACTTATGGCAAGCAAATACAGAGCACAGGATATCAATTCCTATAAAAGTATCAGAGGAATTTTCAAAAAGGTATCTATGTGGCTGCTGGTAGTTGTGGGAGCGATTATTGATGAAATGCTTCTATATGCATCAACTTCAATTGGTTGGAAGTCACCAGTCACATTTCTGGTGGCATGTGTCGTGGCAATGTGGCTGATCTGCAATGAGATTATCAGTATTTTAGAAAATATTCAGGACATGGGAGTGAATATCCCGGCATTTATGCAGCCGCTTGTGAAACACATCCGATCGCAGGTAGAAGATCAGGTGAAAGTGGATAATGATTCAGAGGGCGAATAATCGTCCTCTTTTTATTTGGAAGGAGAATGTATTATGGCAATGAATGGAATTGATATAAGCAGCTATCAATCAGGGATTAATCTTACAGTTGTTCCGTGTGACTTTGTGATCACGAAGGCAACTGAAGGAACTGGTTATGTAAACCCGGATTATGAGAGAGCCTATGCACAGGCGAAAGCAGCAGGCAAATGCTTGGGTATTTATCACTATGCATCTGGTGGAAACGTACAGGCAGAGGCAGACCATTTCTTAAAACAGGTTGGAAATCGTGTGGGAGAAGCGATTCTTATCTTAGACTGGGAATCATACACGAATCCGGCATTTGGCACAAATGATCATGCCTGGGTGAAGTCATGGTGTGACTATGTTGCTTCTAAAACCGGGGTCAATCCAATTGTATATGTCCAGCAGAGTGCCATGAACCGGCTTTCCGGAATCGGAAATTATCCGCTTTGGGTAGCACAGTACGCTGACATGAATACAACGGGGTATCAGGATCATCCTTGGAATGAAGGAAGTTATACCTGCGTAATGCGACAGTACAGTTCGTGTGGGCG